GAAAGCAACCGTCTCTCCTGATTACAAACCACAGAAAGCTTCTGGTTATTCTAGAGACGAAAGAAGAAAGATTAAGAGAGCAGGACAACGTTTAGTCCGTGACATTCAGAAGGGTGTTGATAAACCAGCAAGTCACTACAAACCCTGATAGTAACTGTAGCCTGCAAACTGTCCTGATAGTGTAAGCACCACCAGCACCCTTTACAATCGTCTGCAAGGGTGCTATAATTGATTTTTGGTATCTAACCACCTGAACGTGACTATTACTCTTCGCCCACATCAAAAGCGTATTGTTGATAGGATGCTTGCCTATGATAAGGGACAGATTATTGTTCCTACTGGTGGCGGTAAGACTATCTGCATGATTCAGGATATTATCCATCAACATGCTATCCCTGTCGGCACAACTTCTGTTGTTGTTGCTCCTCGTATTCTGCTTGCAGAACAACTGTGCAGTGAGTTTCTGGAGATTCTTAATACTACTCACACTCATGTGATGCACGTTCATAGTGGTGAAACGCATCACTATTCTTCTACCAAACCCGAACAGATTCACCTGTTTGCTAACACTGCTCGTGCAGCTGGTGAGAATGTTATCATCTTCACCACCTACAATTCTCTTGAGCGTATTCAGCAAGCAGATATTGAGGTGAATAACATTTACTTTGATGAGGCACACAATAGTGTTAAGCGCAACTTCTTTCCTGCTACTGAGCACTTCAGTGCTGCTGCTGATCGTGCTTATTTCTTTACTGCGACTCCGAAACATTCTCTTACGGTGTCGAAACCAGGAATGAATCTGCCTGAGGTTTATGGACAGGTTCTGTGCAATGTTCCTGCTCCTGAGCTTGTAGAAGGTGGGTTCATTCTCCCTCCTAAAGTTGTAGTCAAGTCTTTGCCTATGGTTAAAGGTAGGAAGGTTGTATTTGCAGAGGATTGCGACAATCTGCTGGAGACTATTGATGAGAATGGTATCAGCAAGACTCTGATTTGTGCTCGCACCACCAAGCAGATTGTTGGACTTATTTCTCACTCTAACTTCTGTGCAGAACTTGCTCAGCGTGGTTATTCTTGGATGACTATTACATCCAAGACTGGCGCAATTATTGATGGCAAGAAGGTCAATCGGGAGCAATTCTTCGATACTCTTAATGCTTGGGGTAAGGATAGCAGCAAGAAGTTTGTTGTTCTCCACCACTCCATTCTGTCCGAAGGCATCAACGTCAATGGACTGGAAGCTGTTATCTTCATGCGTAACATGGACTACATTGGCATCAGTCAATCTATCGGACGTGTTATTCGTTTGGGTGACAAGTCTAAGACGTTTGGTTTGGTTTGTGTGCCAACTTATGACTCTGTTGGTATCTCTACTGCCCGTAAAGTTCAGGCAGTTGTTGATGTTGTCTTCAATCAAGGTTTGCCAGCAGTGTCTGAAATCAGGCGCTGAGAGCAACTGTAACTTCTAAATCGTCTTAAAATTACGATCACTCACTCAATGAAAAAGTCTAAAGACTGGAAAGCATATTGTCAGACTACATTTAACTCAATGCGAGCAAATGTAGAGAACTGGGGAGATCCTGATTTCTTTCGACCCATCACACGATTGTATTATATTGGTGTTTTTGATTGTGGCACTTCCAATCATACTGGATTGATAAGTGAAGAAGCAATGAACAACCCAAAAGAACGCACTTTTGACCATTGTTTGTCTCCTCAATTCATTGGTCGGATGATTATGGACAACTCAGACAAGTATCTGGATGATTATGACATCTTTGAGAACTTGTTTTGGTTGTCTTGCTCACTGATTACTGTCACCAAAGATGAGAACAGGCGGCTGAGTATGCTCACTGAGAATAATGGAATTGACTACAAAGTTCACGTTCCAACTAATCTCAAGTATCAGCACCTGGGTATCAAACTGTATCAGAAAAGGGGATCTAGTTGGAAAAATGCTGTAGAATATGATGATAACATTATCCCTGCACCTTCAGACCTTCTAGAGTATGAAAAGAGCTTTCTTGTTTCTTGAGTTAAACTGTAGCTTGTAAAGTGTCCCACTTACATAAGAAACATTCAAATGACCAAACTAACCACAAATCAGGTTTATGGCAAACTGAAGGTAACTGACTTCACTCAATTCAAGAAACCAGGCAAGAACAAAGGGTCTCGTGGGCAACTGTTAGAAACTGTTCTCGGGATTCCTAACTCTTCTGACCTCAAAGATTTGGAGGATGGAGAGATTAAGACTTTCACTGTTGGTGAGTCCATTGCCGCAACACAGTTGAAGCACTGTTTATCTGAAATCATCGAAGATTCTGTGTCTTTTGATGGTAGCAAGGTTGGACAGAAACTGAAGCAAACTCTCTACGTTGGTTTCACCCGCGACAATGATTATGTCGGTTGTGAGATTCTGAATGAGGAAACTCATCCCGAACACTATCAGGAACTGCGTGAGGATTACAACCACATTTGTGATACCATCCGCACCCTTTTCAACGCTGGAAAACAACTCACCACTATTACTGGTCCTAACGGTCTCCTGCAAATCCGCACCAAAGCATCTAAAACCAACGGTGCCTATGTTCCTCTGACCTTTTCAGGCTGCACCCTGAAAGATAAGGGAATGGCATTTTACCTCTGTGGTCAATTCGGACGCAATCTTTTCTGAAAACAAATGAACTATTCTGTCGAAATCAACAACTCACAAAGTATGATTTGGAAGAAAGACCATAGCATTGCTTGACAACTAACTGAAAATAGTTTATACTAAATAATGCTGACCGCAAATTGTCGTTAAACTACGAATCCCTTCCTTTTAGGAGTACAAATGAAAAATTACGTTCCCCTTGTGCAACTTGCACAAAAATTTAAGTCGAAAGCAAAAAAGTTTCGTCCTGGTAGTATTAACGAGTTTCTAGTGTATAAAGAACTGGAAGTTCATGTGTTAGTAGTTCCCGATACCTATCAAAGAGATCTTTCTTGCGGAGATATTAATACCTACGGTCAATTTAACAAATGGTTTTTTGTGCCATTGATTGTTGCTGCTCGTCCCAATGGAACTTATGTTGTTATTGATGGACAGCATAAAGCAGTGATGGCAATGTGGAGTGGGTGTATTAGTAAAGTTCCTTGTATGGTGCTTGAGCATTCTAAGGACAAAACTGATACTGAGTGTGAAAAGATTGAAGCAGAAATCTTTCATGCTCAAAATGCAAAACGTAAAAATCCAAATTACGTTGACAAGATGAGAGCTGGTTATGTATTTGGTTTGCAGGAAGCAATTGAATACAATAACAATCTTTCTGCTTGTGGAGTTTATGTTGATAATCTTGGAGACATTGATGGTCATCAGTTAAATGGTGAATATCAATGGAGACAGGCAATAAAAAACTATGAACTTGCGATTGTCATGAAAGCAGTTTCATATGCAAAAGACATTGATAAAGTCTGGGGTAAAGGTGAAGTTCGTGGTGATATTGTCTATGGACTTTCTGCACTTATTAAGTTTTTGGATACTGCAAGTGTAGAAATCAATGGTAGGAAAGATAAAGTTTTGAGTTTTGTTTCTCTTGAAATGTCTAAATCTAAACCAAAAGTTTGGTATGAAGGTATTTCTGGTTCTCAAACCGATGTTTTGATTGCCAGAAGAATCATTAAGAGTTATAATGCTCTTTCTACAACTGCAAATAGTCAGTGTATCTCTGAAGATACACTTGCCAATTATGGATTGAAAGACCCCGTTAAATGAATAAACCCTTTCTGAAGTGGGCAGGAAACAAGTTTAGGGTCCTGCCCCATCTTATTCCACACATTGGTGACCCCAAGCGGTATATTGAACCGTTTGGGGGTAGTTTGTCCGTCGCACTCAATATATCTGCGGATGAGTACATTCTCAACGATATCAATAAAGACCTCTATTGTCTTTATACAAATGTGGACAAAGAGTTTGTGGGTGAGTGTAGGGAACTGTTCACGGATGACAACAACACCAGAGAAAGATACCTTGAACTAAGAGAAGAGTTCAATTCTGAGCAAGATTGCAGGAAACGTGCAAAGCTTTTCTTGTATTTGAATAAACATGCCTTTAATGGATTGTCACGGTACAATTCTAAGGGAGAGTATAATGTTCCCTATGGTAAGGAGAACAAAGATTCAAAAACTGGTCGCATTGTAAAAACAAAAGCACACTTTCCAGAACAAGAACTCAACTATTTTAGAGATGTATTCTCAAATAGAAAAGTAGAGTTCTTTAATACATCATTCTCCGATGAAGCACTCTACAAAAATGTGAGTAGTGGTGATGTAGTGTACTTCGACCCTCCGTATGTTCCTGCATCGGATACTGCTAACTTCGCAAGTTATGCCAAGGAAGGGTTCACTTATGACCAGCAAGTAGAACTGGCACAGTTAGCAGAATCTCTTGCTAATCGTGGTGCAAAGGTTATTGTGAGCAACCATGATACTGACGTTAGTAGAGAACTTTACAAAAATGCTCAAATCTATCCGATAGAGGTACGTCGGTCCATCTCCGCCAAAGGTTCTAGCAGAAAAAAGGCAAATGAACTGATTGCAGTTTATTGATGTGAACAACTGTAGCTTGTAAAGTGTCCCAGTAGTGTAAGGGACAACCACGTTCCACAATTTATCACAAATGCAAGACAAAATCGCACAGGTTAAGACTTTCGTGAATGAGAATGTTTCTAATGAACTTCTCAAGAATGTTGGAATCTCAACTGCTATTCTGTTTGTCGTGATTGTTGCACAACTTTTAATCCACGAAGTTGTTGCAGTTGTTGATGCAATTCCTGTTTTCAATGGTGTTATGGAACTTGTGGGTTTAGTTACTCTAATTAACTTCACCCGCAACAATCTGATGACTCCAGAACAACGAACTGCACTTGCTGATAAAGTGAAAACCACTTACAACAACGTGACTGAGTGAGGGGTTTATCCCCTCTTTTTTTTAACAACTGTAGCCCGTAAAGTGTCCCAGTAGTATGATGATGACTGAACCGATGCAGAACAAACATATTTCCCACCCTGAAGATTCTATCCTTACGGGCGATTTGAGCGTTCTTGATTGGTTTGCTGAACCTGATTCTATCATCAGCACCAAAATCGACGGAAGTCCTGCTATTGTGTGGGGAACTAATCCAGCTAATGGACGTTGGTTTGTAGGCACCAAATCTGTCTTCAACAAAGTAAAGATTAAGATTGCACACAATCATGAAGAAATTGATGCGTTCTATGAGGGTAAAGTTGCGCGTATTCTTCACGCTGCTTTTGATTGTCTTCCTCGCACAAAGTCTATCATTCAAGGTGATTTTATTGGGTTTGGTGGTAGCGATACTTATCGTCCCAACACGATTACTTACGTCTTTCCTGAAATAATCAATCAGGATGTTATCATCGCACCCCACACAATCTATGGTGGTGGTGATGACCTGCGGGATGTATCTGCTGCCCCTTTGAATAGCAAACTGATTAGCACTAAAAAGTGTTTGTTTGTGCAACCTGATGTAGAACTGCATCCTTATCGGGAAGATTTGGGTGATGTGTGTAAGTTTGCCAAGCAAATGGCAATGCTATGTGAGTTTGTGTCTGAACGCAAAGCAACACAAATCAAAAAAGCAATCAACGAGTGCATCCGTGAAGGTTATGAGGTTGACGAGAATGAAATTGCAGAAAAATGTGATTGTGATGTGAATGTCCTGCGATTGTGGAAGTTGGTTGCATCTATCAAGGATGATTTGTTCTGCTTCATTCAAGAAACCGATGATATTGGTTGTTTGATTGGTGAAGAAGTTACCCTGCACGAAGGTTATGTTATCACCAACAAGTTTGGCATGTTCAAGGTAGTTGATAGGTATGAGTTCAGTCGTGCCAACTTCATTATGGAAAAAGCTTGGGGTTGATTTATCATGGCAACGTATAAGGCAGAGATTAAAACAGTTGAGACAGGTGGCACCTTCACTGTAACAACAGAATCAGGAAGTATGTCAACTGCAAGAGAACAAATTGAAAAACTTTACGATCCCATTTACATCTACAACCTTCGTGAATGTAGGGGTGGAGGTAGTTCATCTGGCGGAGATGCAATGGGTTGGTTATACCTTATTGCCTTTGCTCTTGCTCTCTATGTTATAGTTGAATACTGGTGGATTGTTGTTCCTCTGGGTGTGATTTGTTTGATTGCTTGGATTTACAAGCAGTTTTCCAATGATTGAAACTGTAGCTTGTAAAGTGTCCCAGTAGTATGAACAGCACTAACGCACAAATGGATAGGGTTGAGATTAACCGCTCTATCATGGAGATTAACTTCAAGAAAGAAAAGTTGCAGCGTCAGATTGATGCTATGAACGCACAAATTCAACATCTTGTCGCTATGCGCGAAATGATACAATTCCAAGAAACGCCCCTTTTCGATGAAATGTTCGGAGGTTGATTGAAATGACTGTTACTCTCGCAGAATACTCTCAACAGCAAGAAGCTATGAACAACATTGCTAATGCAGTTCTAGGACATACTCTTGCATTGTGTGAAGCATTGCGCCATAATTATGAGCGTCAATATAGTGGAACTCAAAACTATGAGTTCTATCCTGAGACTGGTAGAAAGTACCACAAAATTATTCTGGATGCAAATGGTTCTCGTTCCGTTCATGCTTTTGTAGACAAGAAGACTGGTTCAGTATTGAAATCCGCCAGTTGGAAAGCACCAGCAAAGGGAGAAAGATACAATCTCCTTATCATCAAAGAAAGAGAATGGTTGTTGGAAAATGCAACCTGGCACGGGTCCTATCTTTACAAGCGTTGACTGATATGATTGGGAGTGTTATATTTATAAATAAAGATAAATCACTCCCAATCATTAATGAAACTCATTCCAAACTATCCAGAATACTCTATCACACC